TGGCCATGCCACTGATGCGCGCCGGGAAGTCGTGGGCATACGACGGGACGATCTGGATCTCGAACGACTTGCCGGTGACGTTGTCGTCGAACCCAAGGCTGACCTTGCCGTTCGCATCGACCGCCAGGGTGAACGCGTTGCCGTCATCCGTCGTGCCGGCATGCGATTCGCCCTTGCCGAGTACGCCGGACCAGACCGTGACACCATCGGCCGTCCAGTCGACTAGCGTGACGGTGCATTCACCTAAGTCGAAGGCGTTCTTCCAGGTCATGAGCTACCTCCTAAAAAAACGGCCGGCCGGAGCCGGCCGCCATGCGGCGCGGATGGGCGACGCGCCTACTTCTCAGCCTCGTCGCTGGCCGCCGGCTTGCTCCTTCCGCGCGGCGCCGGCTTGCCACCGACGCGCTGCTCGGCCGCCTGCTGCCGGACGGCCGCATCGTCGCCCTGCTCATGCGGCAGACCACTCTGGCGAGCCAGGGCACGCACCGAACCCAGGGCCGCGCGCACGGCGTCGGGGTGGCCGCTGTATTTCGACTGCAGCCGCGCGTACTCGGTGGCGGCCGTGCGCTCGCCGGCATCCAGCTCGTGGTCGCCGGTCTCGATGACGTCGTCCTCGCCATGGATCTCGCGCAGCACGGCAACCTCGTGCTCGGGCGCATCGAACGGGATACCCAGACCCTCGCGCTTGATGTGGCCGGTGACGAAGACCAGCTTCTTCGCCGGGCCGCTCACTGCACACCTTCCAGGTCGAGGGTGGCGGTGCCGGTGCCGGCCGTGGTGACGTTCACCCGGATCCACAGCGGCACTTCAATTTCCTGGCGCAGCGGGGAGGCGCTGGTCAAGCTGACGATGTCGGCCCAATTGGCGTCATCGTCGGCCGGCGCGGCAGGGCCCGCAGTCGGGTTTCCCTGCACCTTCACGACGCCCGATCCGCCGATGGCGGCGCTGGAGACGAGGAAGGCGTTCTTGCCCTGGCCGCCGGCGAAGGGCGACGTGTTGCACAGGATGGCGTCCTGCGCGCCGGTCGCCGTGATGTCCAGCGCGGTGGCAAGGGCCAAGGTCATGGCTTTGCTCATGGTCTCTTTCTCCTGCGCCGGCTACCCAAGGCAGCCGGCGTGGTGGTGGATGATCAGTTGATCGACAGCACAGCCATGGAATTGCGCTTCCGGGTGGTGATCGCGCAATCGTTGGTCAGGCCGAAGTAGTGCGTGTACCGGTCGTAGACGCGCGCCGGCGTGCGGTTGATCATCCAGCGACCCTTGAACGGGCGCAGGATGGCGCCGGCCTTGCTGTTGAGCAGGTAGCAGCGCTTCTTCCAGGGATAGGTGATCGCGCCGACCACGTCGTCAAGTCGGTCGAAGTCCGGGTCCCACACGACGGTGACACCCTTGAAGCGCAGCTCCTTGGTCGAGGGGTCGAGCGTCACGCCGCCGCTGGTCGGGGCGTTGACGTTGATCTCCTGCACCGCGCGGGCGTCCTTGCGCAGCGCGTCGTAGAAGCTGGAGCCACACGGGATGAAGGTGGGCGTCACGCCACCGTAGCGGGTGCAGGCGCGCCACATCTTTTCCAGCTCGTCGACCAGCGTGCCGGCCGTGCCGGTAGCGATGCCCAGGCTGATGTTGTTGCGCCAGAAGGCATAGTCCGCGGCACTCAGGCCACCGATCGTGCCGGTGTCGGGCGTCGTGCTGCAGATCAGGTCCAGGCCCGGGAGCGCCTTGGACGACTGCGAGCCGTCCTGCAGCACGTCCAGTGCCAGGTTCTCCTGCATGCCTTCCTTCGTGGTCGTCCAGCCCTCCTTGATCAGGTTGACCAGCTGGGATTTTTCCGCGTCGGTCGGCACGGCCTCGGCATCGTCGGTCATGACGATGCCGTTGTTGGCCAGCTCGGTCTCGTTGAGGGTGAAGCCGTCGTGCTGCTCGTAGTGCTGGAACGGCGCCTTGCGCACCGTGTCCTTGCGCTTGTAGGTGACCTGGTCGTCACCGGTGTAGCGCTGGTAGTTGGAGTCGTTCGTGATGCGCACCTTCTCGTTGAAGATGCCGTTCATGAACAAGCTCGGCTGCTTGTTGGCGATGAACCACTTGAGTGTGGGGTGGTCAGTGTTGATCTGGTCGACCGGGTCGCCGGAGGCGTAGCTCTCCAGCTGATAGTTGGCACCGGCGATCAGCTGCTGGGTGTTGACGGGCATCGCTGCGTCCTCGAATGGAAAGGGCTGGGCCTTCCGGCCCGGTTCTCTCCGCGTTCGAGGAGCGCGACCCCTCTTTCGGCGCTACCGGCAGCGACCCCGGCGTACAGCTATCGCGGCGCGGCCATCTCGGCCGCCATGTGGCGCGACCATGCCGCGCCGCGATCGACTGTCAAGGCCTCATTCCGGCTGCAGCGACCTCAGGCCCATCTCGAACGCCTCCAAGTCCGACTTCGGCTTCTGCCGCATGGTCAGGTTGCCGCCGGTCGGCCGCACCGGCATGTGCGAGACAGGCACGCGCGGCGCTGTGGCGGGCGCCGGCGCCGGCGCGGCGGCCGGGAGCGGCGGAAGCGCACGGTAGGCCCGTTCGATGCGCGCCACCCACTGCGACGGATGCACCGTCTCCCGGATGACATCGAGCGTCGGCTGCAGCAGAGCCAGCTTGCGCGCGAAGTCCGAATCGCCGGCCTTGAGCTGGTCGTTCAGCGCCTTGACGTCGTTCAGCGCCTGGTTTACTGCCGCCTCGTGCTGGATCTGGGTCGAGCGAGCCGTGTCGCGGGCGTTCGTGGCTGCCGCTGTCGCGCGCTGGGCGGCAATCTCCAGTGCCCGCTTGCGGGTCAGGTCGCCTTCGCTGACCTCCTGCTGCAGGTCCGGGTGCGCCTGCAGCGGATCCACGATGCCCGGCACCTCGCGGCCCAGCTGCTTGCCAAGTTCCGCGACCTCCTGGAGCATCGTGTCGAAGGCGACGGTCATCACCTTCGGGTCGCCGGAGTTCATCGCCTTGATGACGTTGAGCGCCATACCGAACTGCTCCGGTGTGGCCGTCGAGGCAAGCACCGTGTCCTCCCACTCCTGCGCGCGCGCGGCGGTCTCGATCACCTGCTCGATGCGCGCCGGGTCGGTGATTTGGTGCTTGGTCAAGACCTCGCGCAGCGGAGCGACTTCCTTGAGCTGGCTGCTCATCTCGCGGAAGCGCTCCTCGGTGCGGCCCTTCAGGCCCAGCTCCTTGACCTCGCGGTCGAGTTCCGGATCTGCTTCAGCAGCGGGCGCCGGCGCGGCGGCCGGAGCGGACACAGGTGCTGGAGCTGCCGCGGGCGGCTGGGCAGCGGCCGCGGCGTTGGCTGCCACGTCGGCCGCGGTCTTCGGTGCGTCGGCGTCAGTCAAGGTGGCCAGGCCCTTGTCGAACGCGGCCAGGTCGGCCTGCTCGCGGTCGACAACCTGCACCGGTTCGTCGCCCTTCCCTCCCTCAGGCGCGCCGTCATCGGCGGGCGTGGCGCCCGCATCGGCGGCCACCCGGTCGCTGTCGGGCACATTGGTCGGGGTGGCATCGGGCGCGGTGGCGTCGGTTGGATTGCTCATGCGGGAACTCCTTCAGGCATCGGTGCCGGCGCGGCCGGCGGGGTGTCGGTAGTGGCGTGCGGTGCGGTGAGTTTCGTCGGCGCGTCGCCGGGCGCCGGCAGCGCGCCGCCGACCATTCGCGTGACCAGCGCCTCTGGCAATGCGGGTGCCGCGGCGTGGATCAGCGCGACCGCCGAGTCGGCCGAAAGTACTCTGCCGCGCACATCGGCGAGGACGGCGGTCAGCGCCTGAATCTGCGGCCCCATCAGCGCCGTCTCTGGCATCGGCGGCCGGGGCGGCTCCGGTGGTGGTGGCGGCGTGCGGGGCGGGTCAGGCAAGAAGCGGTCGGCATCGACGCGGTCGCCCGTGCGGTTGATCGTTTCGGTGACCAGCTCCTCGATGCAGTCGGCGATCTCCTCGGGCGCCGAGCCGCGCAGCTTGCCCACTTCCTCGACCGCACTCTGCAGCAACGGCATGATCGTCGACCATGCTTGGCGCTGCGCCGTGGTATCGGGCTTGCCGGAAGAACCCGCCACGATCGATACGCTCACCAGCGCGTCCATATCGTCGATCGTCATCCCCTCGGGCCATATCGCCCAGGGGCCGGCAATCTCCTGCACGTCCTCCAGGCTGAGCGTTTGCAGCGCGACCTGGCCGGTGTAGAGCGCCAGCTCGCCGAGCATCTCGTCCAGGTCGTCGCGCATGTAGCCGGTGCGCGAGTTGGTGCCCTGCTGCTGGATCTCTGCTTCGGTCGCCGTCTTGGCCGTGTGGATGGACGAGGACAATGCCTCCTGAATACCCCAGATCATCTCCAGTTCCGCGCGGATGGCGCTGGTGTCGTAGAGCGCCATGTCGACCTGGTTGTACTGGATCGGCACGATCGATTTGCTGACGTCTTCGCCGGGGCGAGTGGGCTTCAGGCCGACCATTTCGCCCGTCGTGGCGCCCTCGATCTTCGCGATCTGTGCGTCGTCGTAGTTGGTCGCGTCGAAACCGCACTTCGGGATCGCGCGCCGGCGATGCTTGCGGTAGTTGCTGCGGATCGAGTTGTACTCGTCCAGCAGGCGTTCGGAACGGGTGATCAGTGATCGTGGGTGGCGCTCGCCGTCCACACGGCCGATCTGGTATTGGAAGAACGGATAGAAGCGGCTGGTGGCCGGGTGCGGAGGGAACGGTGGCTTCGCGTAGCAGTCCATGCCCTCGAAGAAGGTGATGACCGTGCTGCTGGTGCGGTCCCACACCTCCCACAGGCACACGAACTGCACGCCGCCGGCCTGCACGCTTCCGCTTCCCTGATTCCCCTTGCGGTAGGCATCGGCGTCGGCCGGATCAGTACCGGTGGCCATGGCGCCGCTGTCGCCCGCCTGGTCGGTGTCGCGCGGCTTCTGCGGATAGTAGGCCGCGGCCGTCTGCAGCTTCTTGGCGATCTGCGGATGGTCCTGCTTGGCTTGGTCGATCGGCATGAACACCCTATGCGCGATCCATGAGGCGTCGGGATACGCGGTCAGGTCGCGGCAGTCGGTGGAGACTTGGATGTCCTCGCCGGCCACAAAGTCGATCGCGAAGCCGCGAGCGACCACCACCTCCACCTTCGCCTGCAGGGCTTCGGCCTGGCGCTGCAACTCCGCACGCACCTGGTCATCATCGGGCGCGTCGCCCTCGTCCAGCTCCTGCCGAAGCGCGGTCATGCGCGCGAGGTTGTCCTGGATGTCATTGAGTTGGCGCGCGATCTCCGGGTCTTCGCCTCTGCGCTCCAGCCAGACCGCCTTGAGCCATCCGATCGCGATGGTGAGGCCAGAGCCGACCAGCGGCTTGGCTTGCGCCTTGAGCTTGGCCTTCTTCCACAGCGCGGAGATCACCAACTCAAGCGTGTCCGCGAACTGCTCAGCGTTCTCGCGCAGGCGCTGGTAGGGCTCCAGCAGCTTGGCGACCTCCTGCTTGAGCATTGCGTCGTTGATCTCGCCTTGCTGCGCCGGCGACGCGGAGGCACCTGGGAGCGCCGGCGAAGCGCCCTGGCCGCCCACGGTGCCCAGCAACTGCGCGATCGCGCGCGGCATGGCCGGCGCCGTGACTTGGCCTCCGTCCTGCAGTTGTGCAGCCACCATCGCCATGATCGCCTTCTGCGGTGGCGGCTCGGTGAGCGCAGACGGGGTCACGCTGACGTCCGGATCCTTGGCATACAGGAACGAGCGCAGCACGTCGATGTAGCTCTGCGCGATCGGCACGTCGACCTCGAAGTGCGTGCGATCAGCGCGGGCGTACTTGCGATCGCGGGCGTAGCGCTTGCGGGCGTTCTTGTCGAACTCGCGCGCCTCCTCGATGGCTTTCTGCCAGGCCTTCACGTCTGCGCATTCGCGGGCATAGGCCTGCTGATCCTCTCCTTGGGAGTCGGCGTTCGCGGCCTGGATGCCCCGCTCCAGCGGCTGGGTGTCTTCGATCGTCATGGCGGTGGTCTCAGTCGTAGTACTTCTTGCGGCGAGCTTCCTCGGCCGCGGTGTGGTGGTAGAGGGATTCGATGTGGCGGCGAGTGAAGGGCTCGACGCGGTCCGCGTCGTCGGCGCCGTCCGCGTCATCGCCGTCCATGAGCACGTCCAGGGCGCGGCCGATCAGGCTGCAGCAGTCGACCAGGTCGTCGAAGCGGCCAGCCGGAAAGGCGATCAGTTGGTCAATCAAGGCGTCGCCGAAGGGACCCTCCTTGACGTGGACTGTGCCGGCGCTCACCCGAGCCGCGAAGCCGCGCACGCGG